CTTGTAGTTGCGTTTGGCGTGCCAGTAAGCAAGGTTCGTAACGCCAATCCCAATCGGACGAATTTCATCGTTGGACAATTTAGATTGTATAGAAAGGAAATCCTGGTAGTCAAGAATATTGTTGAGGCTTCTGTGAAGAATTCTACAAGCACGGCGCATGTCCTCAGGATTGCGGAAGGCACCCCAATTGATGCTACCAAGGGTGCAGAGCGCGATGCGTCCAGTATCATCGTCCAGTCGTTTAAAAGATTTTGTAGGTAAGAGAATTTCACAGCAGAGATTACTTTGATAGATTGTGTGATATTCAGGATCAAATGGTCCTTGGTTCATCACGTTGTCAATAAACACAAGATAGATACGTCCTGTGTCAGTGCGTTCTTTTAAGATACCACTCTTAAAAACTTCCTCGGCTGGCATAGACTTTTTACGTAGACCCGGTTGCTTTTCATACTTGACATACAGCTCTTCAAAAAGCGCGGTATCTCGGTAGAAGGCGTTATATAGATCCGGTACTTCGTTAGGGTCAAAGAACGTGATATCTTGTTTGTTTCTAAATCTACGCCAGAAAAAAGCAGAAAGCACCACCCCGTAGTCCATATGTCGTACACGGGTTTCGTCGGTTCCTTGATTGTTCTTGAGCACAATAAGATCATCGAATTGATGATGCCAGATGGGATAAAAAACAGTGGCACTTGCATTACGAATACCTCCTTGACTGCAACTACGTAGATCACCAAACCATTTCTTCAAGAATGGGATCATGCCAGTGTGCATGATTTCACCACCACGAATAGGGGCGCCCAATGGTCGTAGGCGTCCAATCTCTAAACCAATGCCTGCACGTTTGCTGGCATACTTGGCCATCATCTCACCAGACGCGAAAATACTATCGAGATCATCATCACTGCGTATAAGAACGCAAGAGCTAAATTGTTTTGTTGGAGTGCCAAGACCAGCAAGCACTGGAGTAGCAAGAGTAAACAAGCCGTCACTTGCCGCGTTGTAGTATTCTTTGATGAATCGCATACGGGCGTTGTTTGGCTCTTCTTTGTGGAATACCGTCGCCGCAGCGACCATGTATCGAATTTGTGGAGTTTCATAAACTTCTTTGGTTGAACGATTGCGTACTAGATACTTTTCAATCAGTTGTTCCACGGCAGCATAGCTGTATTCTTCGTCCTTGCTGTGGTCCAGCATGGCATCCATGCGGTCCCAATCTTCTTTGGTGTACCACTCTAGTAGTTCAGGAGTGTAAAGTCCTGTGGCCACGTTCTTTACTATAATAGAATACAAACTTGGAACTTGATACTGACCGTACACGTCCTTACGCAACATACTCAAACGTTGCTTACCAGCCACGTATTGGTAGTTCACATGCCCCACGTCGGGATTGGACTCAACATCGATCAAGTCTACGATTGCTCGTAAGGTGATCTCGTCGATTTCTCTTGTTGTGATGCCATCATAAAAATGTGGTTGACTTTTGATCTCTATCATTGACTGACTTACATCAGCAATGCCGCTACAGATTTTTGTAATCTGTGCTTGCCACTTTTCAACTGCTAATGGCTCTTTACGGCCACTTCGTTTTGTGACTTGAATGTTACTCATTGATACCTCTTATTGTAATTTTAATTCTGTGCTGCTATAACGCCGCTTTAATACTAACTTGTTTTCGACCTGTTGAATATTTACGATTTCTGCGTCAAGGAAATTAATAACATATTTTCCTTTGTTGAAAACAGATAAGTTATAGACATATCCTGTTTCTGGATCATTGTATGTACGTAGTTCCATGGGCAACTGTCCATGCCCACTATAAGCAATAGTATACAGCATTCCTAGAGCTTTTGCAATATCACAGTAATAATTTTCGGCAATTAAATCCCAAGCCGTAGGCCATGACACAGGATCTGCAGGATCCAAATAGTAAGCGTTATAAGGACAGTCGCGCCAAAATTCGGCAGTTGCCAGGATAGCCTTTTCAATGGGCATGCCGCCCAGGCTTAATCGAAAAGCACGCCAACGAGCAACACGCTCGCTGGGATCAATTTTCCACATCGGTTAAATGTATTGAGTTAGGTTGTATTTAATTGTAGCTGCCGAGGTTACTCCGCAACTTAGTATGCCAGTATTATTGATATAGATATTACCGCCAAGACTGGTACCGGTTTCTGTATAGTCGTCTTCGTATGTAACTGCACTACCAGTATTGGTATACTTTACAGTACCAAAACGATATGCACTACCATTGTCCAGTTGATAACTGATGGCACCAGTGCCTGTTGCCAATGTGCCCAGAGTAGTTGCAGCGCCAGTTGGGATAGCAGTTACAGTAGTTACACCAGTCTGTAGTTTACCCACAATGATACCAGTTGGCCCGGTACTGTAAGTAGTACCACCAAGACTGGTAAGATTACCATTAACACCAATGCTGCGAATAGCAGTAACGTTACCGTAGTAGTTGTTGAGTGTGGTAATACCGTTAACACCGTTACTGGCAAAGTAGGCCACATTGCTGAGATAATCAAAGTAGCTGTTGTCGATGCGTACAGCACTGACGCCCGCACCCTGCACCACCACGTTGACTCCGGCCGCACCATACGTGAAACTACAGCCTTCTAGGGTGATGCTGCGAGTGCTTTGTACGCTGTCTGTAATGAATACCAAGTTGTTGACTGTGGCTCCAACACTGGTGTTGCCGCGGAAACTACAGTTCACAATACGAGCATTGCGTACACTGTCTAAGGTCAATAGACTACTGGTAATCAAACTGGCATTGGCGCTTTGTTGGAATGCCATGTGTTCAATCAATACATCACGTGGCAAGGTTGACCCTGTTCCGTTGTATTGACTGTCTACAGTTTTAAAAATTGGTACAGTAGCATTGGCTGTAACCAACACTGTGTTTTGACGTCCGTCACCACGAATTGTTGCGTAAGGAGGAACTAGAATCTGACTGGTAATATTGTAAGTACCAGCAGGAATATTAATAGTTCTACGCACAATAGGCGTGCTGTCGTTGTAGGTGGTGCTGTAGATCTGTTGCAGGGCACGTTGGATAGCGGCAGTGTCGTCAGCAATACCATTGCCTACTGCACCAAAGTCCCTCACATTGACAATTTCGTCTAGTTTGTACTGTAGTGTTTGTGTAATGGGGTGGGCACTGTCGGGACCAGTTACTACTGTGTAGCCTGCTGCTGCGCCTTGGTAGGTGTACAGGCCAATGAGTCCCAACAAGTTACTGTGCTGAGTTAAAATCTCAGTCACGCCCTGTGTAGGTGCACCTTCAGTAAAGGTACCGTTACCAATAAACAAACGTTGGCTGTCAATGCTCCAGCCCATCTCTGCTGAAGCTAGTTGTGGTAAATCTTGTTGTAAACCACGTCGAATCTGTATGCGTGAAATCTGGACGATTGCCATGTTCTAAAACCTTGCTCTATTGTGTATTTAGCTTGTCAGGTAATAGAGCTCTACTCGTTTCATCCATTCCGCAGTCCAGTAGTCAAACTCGTCGCCTTCGATAACAAATTCAAGGTATTCTGGTGTAGAATAGCTGTTATCTTCTAGCAATTTGGGCTGAACAGCCATCATAATTACACCTTTGCGGATTGCAGTACCATGCGTTTCATTGTGTGCTGCTGCGTATGCTGCCAGCTGAATAAAGTAGTCGCCAATGTATTCACGCTTCTTGGGCTTGTTGCTCTGCTTGAAGTCAATAATTGCGGGAACTCCTTGATGTACAGCAATGCAATCAGTGGTGCCTGCGTATAACCCGCTGTAGTAAACAGGCACTTCGCTTCCCCAGAATTCGTCCACGTGCTGGAATCCATTCAGTATAACCTCTGCTGCCATGAACCACGACGGATGTGCAAACGGATTGGCAGGCAGGGGCTTCATGTCATCACTGAGAATGTATGATTCAAGATAGCTGTGCATCCTTGTACCACGATTTGCTGCTTCTGTGGTAATCTGCTGTGCTCGTTGCTCACCCACTGCTTTGCGCCAGTTTTGTAGAGCTTGTTTTGATTCTTCTGATTTTGTTTTATCTAAGATAGTTGTTACGCTGGGCACCTTTGAACCATCGGGCAAGCAATAGTGTCGCTTGCCGTCAACAGATTCTCTCTTGATAGCGGCATAGTTGTATTTGTTGATAATCATAATTTTCTTAGTTTATTATACTGTAAAATGTTGTGTTTTGCAATATCATACATGATATTTAATTTATTTGATCGATCTGGGTCTTGATATAAACACCGTAGACTTTCTAGCATTTTATCTATTCTTCTGGCAGGTACTGCTGCTAGATCGTAACTTTCATCGATTAGATCACTGTAGGTTTTGAATCCCATGTTGTGCAGACTTGATAAACTGCCCTGTCCTGCAACTAATACAAATGGTTTTCCTGTTGCCAGGCATCTGGCAGTCTTTTCAGTGAACCAACAGTTGCTCAGTACATCAGTTTCGCTCACAATTTCTATACAGTATTTGTTCCATATATTGCCATAGTGGGCACAGGCAGTTTCCCAACCTACTGTTCCGTTTAGACTATTTCCCCTGAGATCTGATTCAAATTGATGTTGACGGATCCATTCTAATTCATCAGAGTACAGATTGCTGTATTTGCTGAGATAGCGTTCGACTTCTCTAATAGGTGTTTGGAAAATTGTGTAATTATCAGTGGGAAATATTTTATCAATTTGATAAGCCAACTGTAGTCTAGCGGGACTGAATCTGCCAAGAGAAGTACCCACAAATTTAGCGTTTTGTAAATCCTGGTTTAACTCCTCTGGCAGATACTGTTTGACTTGATAAAATATACTTAGAGGTCTGAGAATATGTTTGAATTTGCCAGTACTGCCTGATATATTTTCGACTGTGACTCGACTGTGATCGATATTAAAAATATCACATAGATATTCTAAAAATGCAATGAACCCGGTGTGCTCAAGATTCTCACCATCAATTGATACTGTGTGTATGCGTTGTCCTGCATAATACTTTCCAAAGATGTCAATGAGAAATTCTTTTCCTTCCATGGAAAAGTCTTTGTGTAAAAGATACTGTGTGTCGATATAAATCACAGAATCTGTTACGGTCACACAACCTGTTATAGCTGTGCCATTATATACTTCGACCATAATACATGTCCTTGTTCAGTTGGATGACGACTATCTTCTTTGTTACAGTGGGCACAGTTGTCCATTAGTGTTATTCTTTTTTCGGCCCGATCTATTACTTCTAGTACGTCAGGGTAACGATGTTTTGAATTCATTTGTTCAATGTATTCGCTGACTGCAAGATGTGTGCTATTAGAAATCTTTTTTTCCAGCATGACCTCAAGCCAGCTACGTTCGCAGGTCAACTCATTGGGTACAGGATCAGTAAAGTTGTGTGCAACAACAAATTTTATTGTTGGATACCGCGACTTGATATTTCTAATCTTGTTATATGTACTGTTGACTATTGTAGTTAATGCTGCCTGCTGTGTTGGATGTTTGGCTAGGTTATAGATATCTTCATGACGTCCAGATTCAGTTAGTGTTATTGTACAGATGACTATTTTATGTTCTACAGTAGGCAATAGGGCTGACAACCAATCGAGCATCAAGGTGTTGGAGCCACCGGGCAAGGCCAGGTTAATCCAGTCACTGCCGAGTTGTTGAGATGTTAGATAGCCATACACATGCGTTAATCTGTAGTCTGTATCATCTAGTCCGTTACGAACTTTGGTATTGCCCAAACTGTCGCCATAGGTCCAACTGTCACCTACGGTTATCAACACAGTATCACGTCCTGATGTATGTGCATAATAGGGATTGTTGATCATGGACCATGTAGGGACGTCAAACATAGTTTGTTAAATCTAGTTTGTGTAGCTGTTGCCACTGTTTGTAAACATATTTTCTAAATATGTACTTGTTACGACGGCAACGTTCAGCACACCTAGCATAGACTTCGGGCACATTGTTGATCTGTTCTATTGCTGCTACTGCTACATCAGCGTATTGTTGTTGTTTTTGAGGATAGTATAGTGTCTCATCTATACGACTGTAGTCAAATAGGTCTTCAAAAATGTCAAAACCTGCATCTTTAAGATACTGCCTTAACGGTGCTTGTCCATACACAAAGAAAGGACGCATACCTATAATAGGTTTCCATGTTTTTTCACTAATGAAGAAATTGTTGGGATTGATGTTATCAAATTCTGTTTCAGTTACTAGACACAGCAAACTACGGTTCCAAAAATCAAGATTACCGAGACTGAAAATATCATTGCGTATCTGTGCCGACACATATGGATCATCGGCAGCTAGTGCGCTGTACTCGTCGTCAATGCCCTGTTCTTGTGAGAACTCTTGATCTAGCACAATGGGATTTGCAGCGTCACCTAGACTGATGTAGCCCAAATCACTGTAGGGCAATAGTCTATTGACTAGGTCTTGTCGGTGCCCGTGTGGCTTACGATTCAAACAGATGAACTTACGCATATCAGCCAATGGTGCCAACTGTTGTTCTGAGTAGTGTTGAAAGTAAAGATCACATACCATGGCCCAAAAATCAATACGATACTGTGCTGCATTACCAATGATCACATGCGGTAATCCCGATTGCTCTACTGCTTCAAAAATTTTTGGAACTGCTGGATCTACAAAGTTATGACAGATAATAAAATCAGGACTGGAATTCTTAATGAGGTCTGCTAGATTTGTTTCGTGCAGCCAAGTGGGATTGATAATCATTACACGCTCAACATCCAGTTGCTCACGTGCTTTGTTTTCTAACATGTAAACTATAAGTTGCTCAACACGACCAGCTTTCCAAGCATAGGGAAAGCCATTTGTGCCTTTGATTATTTGCATTATATTCTAAAACTTTCTCCGCAACCACAACGGTCACGTTCATTGGGATTGCGAAATTCAAAACCCTCATTGAGGCCTTGGCGCACATAGTCCACTGTCATACCGCGTAGGTAAACATCGTTTTTGAGATTTACCAACACCACAAAGTTGGGCTGTGCATAATTTATTGTGTAAGGGTCTGCGTTGTATTCTTTGGCATACTCCAACACATAGGCCAGGCCTGAGCAGCCCGTGGTACGTACACCAAGGCGTATACCGGCGTAGCCTTTGTCAGCGATCAGTTTTGTTATCTTTGCTTGAGCCGCATCAGTTAACGTTATCATGACGCTTCTTGTAGTCGTCCACTGCGGCTTTTATAGCATCTTCTGCAAGTATGCTACAATGTATTTTAACCGGTGGGAGGGCAAGCTCTTGAGCAATGTCTGAATTAGTAATCGTTCGTGCCTGGTCAAGCGTTTTTCCCTTGACCCACTCTGTAACGAGGCTGCTGCTTGCGATGGCGCTGCCGCAGCCGTAGGTTTTGAATCTAGCATCTGTTATTACTCCATCTTGTACTTTTATTTGTAGTTTCATAACGTCACCACAGGCCGGTGCTCCTACCATGCCTGTGCCCACATCGTCATCATCTTTATCGAATGTGCCAACGTTGCGAGGATTTTCGTAGTGATCTAATACTTTGTCTGAATATGCCATAATTATTGAACGTCTTCGGTGTGTTTGTGTTTGATTGATTTTTTAAGTATCTTGACCCAGACCTTTTGTTCTTTGGCTAGGTCGTGTCTAAAGATTGCCTTGTAGAGTTTCTTGCGAAGTTTACGTAGTTTCATTGTGTCTCCTTAGACTGAAAAACTTGATCCACAGCCACAGGTAGTTTGTGCGTTGGGATTATTGATTGTAAAATTGCTGCCCATGAGTTCTTCTTTGTAGTCAATTGTGGCACCTTGCAGGTACTGCATACTCATGCTGTCAATTAGTACAACGACACCATTGTTATCAATAACAAAGTCGTCTTCGTTTTGTTCTTCGTCTAGTGTGAAGCCATAACTAAATCCGCTACAGCCTCCACCTTGCACGAATGTGCGTAGTTTGACAGCAGGATTATTTTCCTCGGCCAATATGTCTGTAATTTTTTCCAGTGCAGATTCAGTTAGTGAAATCATCGGCAAGTTCTCGTAGTTGTAATTGATCCATCAGGATTTTGGATCTGCGTCCAAGGGCTGCAATTTTCTTGCTGCTGTACAATGACTGGTGCTTGTTGTTGCACAATTACTGCTGGTGCCGGACGAGCCATTTCGTACCCAATTGCTCCGCCGATAACAACAGGAGCTACCCAGCCCCAGCCACCACGTCCATCGTGACGCCAATATCCATGTTGCGCTGCTGCGCCAAAACTGATTGTAACTAATAGTAATGCTAGAATCTTTTTCATAGAAAAACCCCTTATATAAGATATTTATTATAAGGGGTTTCTGTCAAAAAGTCTAGTGATTATGAACGACTACTTAGTGCTCGGTTTGCCATTGCGCTAACTGTCTTTTCTGGAGCAGTCTGTGCGCCGCCACCTGCACCAACAGCTCCACCTACATCAGCTTCGGGGCCTTCAATTGGTTCTGGAGGATTGATAAACACATACTTGACACCATCTTCGTTGTCATCAATGCTTTTGATCATTTCTTTGACTGTGTCATTGTTGCTTTTGGCTTTTTCCAATGCGTTCAAATCAAATGCTTCACCGCCTGGTTTGTTTTTAACCAAATTCATTAGTGCAGTGACTGCGATTTTGGGAATCTTCTTGTCGCCGGCACTGAACTGGATTTCACGTAGCGTGTCGATCAAGGCAGCATCGGCTTCGTGGTCAGCATCGTCCTCGATATGTGCGCTGATATCGTCGCCCATGTCAAAGTCGTCTTCAAAGAGGGCAAACTCTTTATATCTCATTTTTTAGCCTTGGCGTCCTTAGCCGCTTTTTTCATCGACTCTTTTTTGTCGCCGTCTTTGTCAAGATCGATATAGTCTGGTTTGGCTTTCTTGGCTTCTGCCATGCCACGACGTTCACGGCCTAGTTCTTCTGTACCACCGGCTGCTGCGCCAGTTGCTGCAAACTCGTCGCCGCCTTCTGGCGCAGGAGCGGCCATGTCGCCCATGCCAGCGTCAGGAGCAGGTGCACCGCCCATAGCGCCCATGTCACCACCCATGTTCATGTCAGGAGTAGATTCGCCAGTTAGCTGACGTGCTGCTGTGTCAGCACTGGCACGTCCATCGCTCAGTTGTTGCCATAGTTGTTGTAACAATGGAGTTACTGCGCCTTTGAATGCTTCGGCCTGTTGGTCACCAATTTGATCACGGATGGTGTCTAACAGTGCCGGCAACTGTTCGTTTTGCATTTTGCCGATCTTTTCCAACATGTCTTGAATACTATCAACCATGTCTTTGGCTGCTAGTGTAGCTTCGGCCTTGGCCATTTCACTTTCAGTGATCAACTGTTGACGATTTTCAACCATCCAACGATTCAGGCTTTCACGTACCATGAACATTTCCATGTACTGTGGATTTTGTTCTGCTGTGTGTACGCCGTGTGTACGTTTGGCACGGTCCAACGTTTCATTAAGGCCTTGAACGATGTTGTAGGCTTTCTTAAACGTCATGTTTGCATAGTCAATTTTGAAACCAAAGCGGCTTTCCACCACTTGGTTAATTCGGTTAGCTCTAGGCTGGTTGCTCATTTCTGATAAACGCATGGTTGTTATTCCCAATATTTTATATATTTAGCGTGTGATAAAGATTTCTGCAATTGATTATTGGCGTTACTGAGCTGTAGACGTGCATCAAATAATCTTGCTGTCCATATGTCTGCTTTATCATACTGTTTTGCTATTTTAGCACGTTTTACACTGGATTCATAGTGTTGTATGTCGTTTCTTAACCGTAGTACTGAGGCATCTGCCAGTGCTATACTGTCGGCTACATGGTAGCGTTGACTTTGATAGCACAAGGTGTAGAACACTGCACTCAGCTTGTCTGTGAAGTTCTGTATCAACTGGTTGTCGCTGTTGCGTAGTTGCCAAACTCCGTGATCGTTTAAGACACGATAACGCCCTACTACATAGCCCAGGTCTCCCAAGGGCCATATATAGGGCGTTTTTTGTCCTATGCTGAGTTGATGTATTTGTTGTTCAGTCCATTGGCTCAGATACAGAGCTGTGGCCTTGATTATGGCTTTAACTTCTGCTAGATCCGCGGATTCGTTTTTTGTAGATGATGCGACCGTTTTCATTGATTCTGTATAGTATGTCTTTGTTGACTAGTTGATTTGCTATGAGCTGATGTCTGGGATCTAGCTTTGACTTGTGTAGTTCTTTGGTCTCATTGAACATGTCCAATATTTCAGCTTCTTCGTTGGTTATTGGCAGTGTCAAGTTATTTAATAGTTCTACGATACGCATGTTAGGAAAGTTTGACCAGTAGTGTGATTATGCCTGTAATTAATACGCCGATAATTGTGGTGCCAATGGCAATCATGGTTTTGTAGGGATCAGCACTCTCTTTGGGGGCATCCGCTTTAGGGGCATCCGCTTTAGGTTGCTGCGGTTGCGATGTTTGCAAACTGGCCACCAAGCGGTCTTTGATGTCGATGAGATGCAACTCGACTTTGTCTATGCGATGTTCTAAGTTGTCTAATTTTGTTTCCAAGCTGGCGTACCTCACTGCACAGATTTCTACGTGCGCCTCAAGGTTCTGCTTTTCTATTTCAGTTGGCTTCATCACTATCTATTCTTTCAAAGGGGTTGATGCTGTTTGAGTCGTTGCCGTAATGATGAGCCATGAAGTGAGCCAGAGTAGGTGCCAGTAGCATCTTATACGTTATTTATGTCCCAGTAGCCTTTTTTGAAGTATATGTTCTTAATTGCACCGTAAGGGTAGAAAATAGGCAACATGAAACGTGCTGTTTCGTCTAGGCCACAAATGATGGGCACTTGATCAAATGCGTTGGCCAAGCGTCCCACAGGGTTGGTACCAATGGTGAATATGTCACTGTGTTCTGTGGCAAACTGCCATACCCAAACACGCTGTTCACCTTGGAAGTATTCTCCAAACTCTAGCCATTCCATGTGTGCTGATGTGGCCACAGGAGGTGCCAATTGCTGTGGCTGTGTGATCAATCCGATGGCTTGCAGAACTGTGTCAAAATTGCGTTGTTGTTCACGCTCTAGTGTATCGGGCCCGCGAGTAACGTTGGTCTGTGTTATATCAACCAAGGTGTATAAACGATAATATTCTACGTTGCTCTGCATGTGAATATTTAGTCAACAAAAAACCCACCGAAGTGGGTTTTTGTTATAGTTATAAAAACTATTAAGCTAGTTTGATACCACCAGTTGATGTAACTGTGATACTGTTGCTGCTTGCCCAGATGTTACCTGTAGCACCGATGTTACCACCAGTTGCAGGAGCCCATTGACCTGCACCGCTTTGAATAACATAAGCCAATGCCGAGTCAGTTGCCCAACCACTACGTTCAACCAAGATGTTGATTTGTGATGTACCAGCTGAGTTTGTACCGTCAACTTGGTAAGCCAATACAGAAGCATTGCCTTCAACCCAACGTAGGATAGTTTCAACTGCACCACCAGTTGTCAACTCAGCTGCCAAGTTACCATAAGAACCACTTGGAGCGCCTGCTGCCAAAAGAATCTTGTAAGATGTCAAAGGTGCTGCGATACCTGTGTTGATAATCGATGCGTTAGCAAAAGCACGACCTGCGTCAACTTGTACGACGCCTGCTGCGTCACCATTAATACGTGTAAATACTGCCATTTTGTTTTTCCTTTTAATTAAATGAGCCTCATGGGCTGCATACTTTTATTTAGCTCTTGCGCTAAAATACTAGGCTCTTCCTGCGAAGTTTGCCGCTGAAAATACCCCACGGTTTACCAACTTGATAAATCCGCTGGGAGTATCAATGTTAAATCCCTCGCCTTTGGGCGTGTCTCCAACATACTGCTCTATGCTGCCAACTTGTGGTTCTAGTTGTTCTAGAACTGCCATTTTCAGCGTAGTTATTGCACTGTACACAGCATCTAATGCCTGTATAACGGGTTTATTTTCGTCACTGGCAATCACTGCATATTGTGGTTTGCTCAGTTTAGTCTGTAGCCATTCGGGCCCAACTGCTTGTCCTGTCACCTTGCGATTATAATAGGTCTGTAGTGTGGCCTTGCTAGATCCTGTAATGCTGCCAAGAAAGTCGTCGCCGCCTAGGGCTGCAAATTTATTAACTGCTGCACGGGCTGCGTTTTCAACTTTGACAGGGCGTTTCATCTTGAAGGTGATACCCATGTTGCCTGTAAATACTGTACACCACTGAGTGCTGTCTGCCAGGCCTTCTAGACCGTTCATGCTGTGACGTCCAACTAGTGGAGTTTCTTTGTTGTTCTCTACATCTGTGCCCATGCTGTGTACAGCAATGCCTACCTGTCGTCCTGCAATTTTTTGACCTACTTCTGTGTCAACAGGCACCTTGTAGGTAACGCCGTGTGGGTTGGGCTTGAATACAAACTTGCCCTCTATGGGCTGTAAGGGTTCAGTCCACATCAAATCGCCTTGTACAAAGCCACGGAACGATGGGGGACAAATCGAACCTACGGCGTTAAAAGCAGACGCTAATTTACGTGCTACTTCAATATTCTTGCCGTTTTTGATGTAAAAATCTAACAGTTCTTGTGCCGTAGTAACTTGGCCGCCAGGCACACCAATGTACTCTTTATAGTTCATTGTGAACCGGCCATCACTTGTTCTACGTCCAAACACTATAGCAGGGCTTCCATCCCACTTGATAGTGACTGTCTGTGGCTGGTCGATTGCGCTCACAATACCATTGATGGCATCCATGGCACTTTCACTACCGCTAAAGATAAAGTCTTCGGGGTGCGGAGTACGTGCTGCCTCAGTCAAGTATTGTACAAATTCAAGCAACATTATTTGAGTCTCTGATTAATATAACGGAACCAGTTGTTGGGATGTGCGCTGTCTTCCAGTGTGGGCATTTCGCGTCCCGAGGTCTTCAAATAGTTGGCAAAGTCATGCAGTTTGGCGTCACGTTGCGGATCGTTGCGTAGTGCTGCGATAGTGCTTTCTACTCCAGCTAGGTCACCAATGGTGCCTGTGGGACCAATCAACAAGTGAGCCATTTTGGCAGGATCATTGGTGACCAGTTCGTTGGTGGCGCGGTCATGTACTCCGCTGTTGACGTTGACTTTGACGCCTAGTGTCTTGCCAATGCTGTTGAATAGTACAGCACGGTCAACACCTTTGAATGCACTGCCATCGGGCATGGCTGCAAGCATGAACCGGCTCCACTTCAAGTCGTTTAAGAAGTTGAAGTCTACTTGCACAAATCCTTGTTTGGCATCGCCATTGATGGGGCATTTGAAATGAATCTCGATGCCGGTCTGATCAATCCAACCATCTAACATGGCAGGCTTGCCACCTTTGGCTTTGCTGTTCATGATTTGATCTTCAGGAATGCCCTGTTGTTTGCACCAGTTGACCAAGGTGCCTAGCACAGCGTCTTTGGTGATCAGTTTGGCATCCAGTGCAAGATCAATGTCGCCACTGGTTTCACGTTTACCTGTGCTGCCCACCATGGTGTCCATGAGGCTTAAGCCAGTGACCTGTTCTAGCCATTTAACTGTGGTGGGCACATCAATACGATTGATGCGCTGTGTGGCAGGAGTTTTATCCTCGTGCTTGAATACGTTGCCGCCTTCTGTTAAGATCATTTGCCGTCTCTCATCTGTTTCCACAACATGGCACCAAAGTCACGTGTGAATGATTCTTTAATCGGGGCTTGCGTTTTTGCCAACTGTTGTATACGTTGATCTAGTTTAGCACGTTCGTCTGGAGTTGGGCCGCCTGTTGTGACTTTAGTGGCCTTAGGTGCCGCTGGT